GGAATAAGTTTCTCTTTTAATTGTAATAAATTATTTTCCAAGTCTTTGACATTCGTGAATTCTTTTTGAGACATTCCCGACGCAAGCGCCGGCAATAAGAAACTATATCCCGATTGCGCTAATTTAAAAGTCGTATCTATATACTTACTAACATTATAGTAAGTAATAGGTAAAATTGTATATTTAAAACTAATATTAGAATTAGAATAATTTTCGTTAATTATAAATGTTATAAACTGTTCAAGTTTATAAGCAAAAGTCATCATTAAAGCCAAATCGTTATTTAATGATGTTTCCAGCGCGAGGTTAGAATCTGTACCAAATAAATTGCTACTTGTACCTGATTCAGAATAAATATTCTTTAACGCAGCTTGGAGAGATGCGGTTGTGCTGTCGTTAGTTGTTTTAGATACAATAGCATCTACATCAGCATAAGTAGTTAAGACACTTACATTTGGGTTACCATTCATCATCTTAACCGTACCCTTATGAATCTCTGCAGCTTCATCTGGTTCAAACAATAAACCACCATCTTGTAAATGTGGGATTTTTTGAACGATAATTTTTCTAATTTCTTCTAAATCTCTTTCCCTGTCTGTTTCTTTAGCTTTTTCATATTCCATAACAGCAGGAATAACATTTAGGAAAGATGGCTTACCCTCAAGGAAAGGTAGGCATACTCCTATTTCAGCAGGAATATAAACCCATTGACTTTTTACTTTTCCATTCTTATATCGTCTATACCAATTAGTAATAACATTAGGATAAACTCTTAATGCGCCCTTCTTAGCTTCGGGGTCGAAAATAGTATCGAAATAAGATACATTGAATTCAATGATATCATTACCCATCTTGTCCTTAAAACGAGAAGTACAGTAAAGAGTAGGTAAGTCTAATAAAACTATTTTCTTTTTATCAACTGGTAATAAAATACCATAATAACAACCATCTCGTAAAGCTCTAAAAGTAATATGCTCGCAAAGAGCTGGTATATTATTAGAATCAATAAAATCCATCGCGCCATAATATTTTTTCTGTATGTATTGTTCGGAGAGATCTTTACCAAAACCTGGATTAGGAATTAATAAACCAACATACTTCAAAATTGTAGCGTAATGAAGAATGATTCTTTTATAAAAACCATCTAAATTATAATAATTACGAGATAACTGTATTTGGACATCTACACTACCAGATTCGATAATTTTCATAACTTCTTCAGGAGTATATTCTCTAATTTTTTCTCGAATCTTTGTCGATCCCCAGCCAAAAGAAGCTTTATATGATTGTTCACTAGTCGCAATCATATCTTTATAAGCATTGGTAAAAACGGTTAATCTTTCTTTGTCTACTGTTTGATTATCCATTCTTTCCTCCAGTGTAGAAAACTAAGCTGCGACCTCCTAAACGATTTCTGCGATGCTTCTTACTATAATATTCTTCTTCAAGTTCCTTAATTCTCCATAACCCATAAGAAAAAGATGAATACTTATCCTTCGGAAAACGTGAATTAATTCGCTCCAAGACAATATCAAGCGAAGTCCCAGTACGTTTGAGACGCAAATTACTCATTTCCTCAAATAATTTTGTTGTCATTTCATGTGGCATGAGACGGATAACTCTTTGCTCTACAGTCATTTTCTGTCCTACCTTTGTTGCTAACAGCGCGCTCTTTGCATCCTGCTCTTTAATAAGAAACCTTACCATTCCACTGGTTAATCGTGAATAACAATTACCATGAATTTTAGAATTCAAAGGGCCATTAGCTTTAATACCATAAAGAATTTGAGGCGCATCCTTCGGCTGAATTTTCTTATAATTGTCATCATTGATGAAACCATAAGCAGGAAGGACATTCCCCAATTCATCATATTGTGGCTTTATCATTTCATCTGCGAGTCCCAAACCTAAGCCATTAGTATCAATCACGACCTCGCGCGGATTGAATTGAGCGATGATTTTTTTCAAATCAATTGCTTGTATAGCAAACGGCTTAGTCATAGGTGTTCGCCCTAGAACAATTAGGTTTACTAGAGTCGAGTAAAATTTTCCTTTAGAAACATTAATTCTAAAAACACAAACCGCAGTTTGATCGGAAATTCGACCCACGTCCACTGATATTAAGTAGAATTGTTCAGAATCCGGTCTATTAATTGCATGAGTTTCAGGATTTTTTAATTTACGATACCTTGTAAGTTTCTCATAAGAGAACCAAGCATCTTCTGAACTACCTTGCCACAGACTTAAATATTCAGTAGCAAAAGCTTCTGCATTATAAGACGGACTCATCTTCAACTTATTTATATATTGTCTATCAATAAGACCATGCATCGCAGGTAATCGCCAATCGCACCCAAACATAAAAGAATGGTCTGGATCAATTATAGCGTTTTCAAAAGTATCAATCAATCTCTCATAAGAGAAAGAAGTTTTACTTCCTGCGGAAGTGGTAGCTATAATCTGCTGATTTGGCTCTTTAGGATTAACTGTATTGTTTGGTAAACGTCTTGAAACATTTACAAGCGGAATAACAACAGAGTTAATAGCTTCTTCATCTCCATCTCGAATCTCGTCAATCATACCGCCGTGTCTACGACCACCACGAGCCGCATCGCCAGCGAGCACGACATCCAACTGAGATCCATTCCTAAATTTTAAAGTAACATAATCCTTACCAAAATTACCTGGATAGTCTTTTAATTCATGTCCTACGACCTCTTTTCTTAATAGAGGCCAATAATCATATATCTCATAAATTTTTTCTTTAGTAATCTGTGCGGCCTGTTGTTTGGTATTCGCGCATATGAATACTTTTCGACCAGGAATAAATACACATTGTAAAAAGAAAGCCAGAATTGTAATAAAAGATTTGGAAAACGCACGTGGCGCGGTGATGAATACATCCTTGAATCGCATGAGGGCGCGCAGTGTCATTCTTTGATAAAAGAAAAGAGAAAATTCAGAATCATAAGGTTTTATAATATCTAAATAGATATCAGGATAAACAGTAAAAAAATTCACCCATTTTTCTAATTCGGCGCGGTGCCGTTCCAGATACTCATTAGTAATAACTGCGCCTTTCTCTAACTCTATTCCCTCGCGCTCTGCACGTTCAATAAAGTCATTATTTTCTAAAAGTTTTTGACGAGAGCTGAGAATAACTTTCTTTTTCTTCTCAACCATCTTGATCACCTAACTCCGGCGCAAACTCCTCATCTTTAAAGAGCTTCTCAAACCCTTCATTTTCATAGTTATCATAATCATCGATATCTGGATCAACGTCATAATACGTCTCCAGCTCGGCCGCAGTCTTCAGAGCTTGTATACGTTGATTAATTTCATCACCTATTCCACTCTCATTCGTATATAATCTCTGATTCCAACTCTGAATATTCTTAATAGTCTCGTCAACCACATCTCTAGTAACATTATCATAAAATTGGTTTTCGAACCCGCGCTTCTCAAGCCATCTACACAATTCGCCCATAGATTCGAAATCACTAGCGTTCTTAACGTTCTTCGGAGTAAACTCACCAGTTTTAACCAACTTATCATAAGAAGCCAGCAACTTGTCAAAATCAGCTCCTTCTCGAATTCGGCAATCAATTTCATAAGAAATCTTACAAATCTTAATAGCTTGATCTCCTTGAAGAGCGCCATTGATATTTTGAGTCAACAGTAACCCATCATATAAATTCTCCAAGTAGCGCAAAGCTTCTTCATCATAATTATATCCCCACTTTTCTTCTAACTTTCTTCTTTCTTCATCTTTTAAAACGGGCACTACTTCCGCAAGCCCGCCTATAGCTTTCAATTCTTGATAAGCCTCATTATATTCCTTCCAACCAATCCCTTCATATTCCTCAGAAAAGAAAACTCTATTATAAGCAACAATAGTATCCCTATCATCATTTAACATTTTCAAATCTTCCCATTTCTCAGGAATAAAAGGAATATCCAAATACTGACAAAGCCTATCAACCATATCCCAGCTATAATTTTCTTCTTCTAACAAATCATTAACGCAATCGGTACATATATCCAAATACCCATCCGGATATAAAAACGATTTACTCTTCAAATACTTGTTAGAACTTCTCGACCGGCCGCATTTAACACAAACCTTATCTGTAAAATCCGTTTTTATAACTGGATTTAAAGCCATACTTATCTCCTTTACCTATCCTCATTGGCGGCGCGCAGTAACTTCATCAGGTTTTTCCTCTTCACTCTATTCAACCCTCCTAACTTATCTACAACGTCAGCCCATATATCTTCAAAACTTCTACTTTCATCTCCTTCTACAAGCGGAACTCCTAAAATTTTGCAAATTCCCAAAAATTCCTCAACTTGTAAAATTGAAATCTCTTTCACAATCTTATCCGTATCAAATCTACCCATTTACTTCTTCCTATTCTGCCGTTCTTTCTTCTCACATCTCTTACATTTAGAATTAAACCCATCTTTCGATCTGGATTTCCTTACAAAATTCCTACTATCCAATAGTAGTTCTCTACCACAACTCGTACATTTCTTAAAGTTCTCTGGATAGAAACAATTTTCAATCACATCCCAATGTAATTGCGCGGCCTCGTTGATCCTTACGATAATCTTCTGTCTAAAAATTGTACTTATATAATTAGCAGTATAACCTTTTCCATATTTCCCATTTACATACTTCGCTATATCTTGATTTCTTACTTTTTTAACCTTCAAATCTAAAATTTCTCTTTGTATATCTGTTAAATCTGCCATATCCATGTAAAACTTTAGCGTATCTAACAATTGATTTGAATTTCCATAAACGTCATAGTTACTCTCTCTAATTTCTTGTTGATCCTTCAACTCAAAGTAATTCAAAAAAATCTGATAAACGTCTTCGAGCTTTCTAAAATCAATTCCTTTTTTTTGCTCATGTTTTTCCCAGAATCTATCAGAAATTAAACGTAACTGTTCTTCGTTGAGGGCGCGCGGGTTAAAATTCTTATCAAAAATTAGCCTACTTGTCTTATCTTGCCCAACTAATCCCAATGGGTAAACCTCAACGTCAAAATCAAAAGTAATAATTTCTAAACTACCTTCCTGATAATAATGCGATTGCGCAGCCGCAATTGTCTCACTATAGGAGTCTTTTAAAATATATTGTTCTCTTCTAAGCTCAACCAATTCGTGTCTTTTCTTCAAATACTGATATTGGTTTAAGTGCGCGGCCTTTTCTTTGAGCTGTTCTTGTTCTTCTTCGGTGAACTTTTTTAAAAGCTTTTCTCTCGGCGCATTAATGCGTTTTCCAACTTTTAAATCGTAGTAGTTTAAAAGTAAGTCCAACTGGTCAATTTGCGCCCAGAGGTTCTCAAAGGTTTTTTGAAGAAAAGGCGGAGCGTTTTTGCGAGCTTCGCTTCTAGAGAAAACCTGACGTGGTATCTTCGATGGAGGAACCTCATTAAGGCGTACAAGTGATGCATCATTGAATCCTGGATTTTCGAGTAGGGCCTCAAGCGACTCACTTTTTTCCTTCTTATCCCATGTACCATTTCTTGTCTTAATGTCAATGCCTGCGCCGAGAGCTTCTCCCGTAGAGGTCTTCCCCCATAAAAGGTAGTTGGCAATCGTTTCCAACTCATGTTCATTCAAATCATTAAATTGTACGAGGTAGGTCTTTAAAAACTCATTACGTTCCTCCGCAGTTTGCAGAGTAAAGTCCAATTTCAATCTATTCACGTATTCTACCTCCCTTATTATAATTATAGCAAAGGGATGAGGTAAAGTCAAATTTTAACTTCGTGGAGATAGATTTGGAGCCACGGGTGCGCTTCAGCACACTAAAGTGCTACTTTCCCAAAGTACTACCGCCCAGTCCACTTGTTAAATTTTTCACACAAAAAAAAATGCAATTCATCGATAAACCATTGTGAAATTTTTAACAATTCTTTACCGAGCAAGATTGTTAAAAAATTAACGTTAAATTTTTACCAAAAAATTTTAAGGTTAAAAAAAATTATTTTTTTTTAAAAAAGGGGTTGCATTTCCTATAATAGTATGCTATAGTATATATATCAAAGGAAAGCAATAGAAAGGCGGTAGTCATGAAAAATCAGGAACTCTTTTACCAGATGGTCAAATTTTACAACAGTAAAGCTTATACGCATGAATACATTTTCGGCGTGAACTGCAACGGTAACATTTATATGATTAAGGCAAAAAGCGACGTTCTCGCGCACGTGCTCAAGCTCGATAAAGCCAGCCGCGGCAACGGCTACGCGCTGAGATTCAAGCCCAACAAATCAATTAAAACTCTGCTGATTAGCATGGGCGCTGAAATCCTCTGCTCGGCTGAAATGTTTGAAACGCTTTGCAACGAAAGCAAGTACAACAAAGGCGAGATTTTTGAGAAGCTCGTCACCGAGAGATTCGGGCAGACCTGGGAAAAGGACAGCGTTCCGTTCACCGATGATGGGGATCTGACAGTCGAGGGAATCGCCTATCAAATCAAATTTGAAAGTGCAAGCTTCATCAATGAGAAGCAGATGATGAGGATGAGAGGAGAGGCGTAAGCCTCTCTTCCATTGCAAGGATGAATGTAGTTGATTGAAGCTGAAGCTGAAGCTGAAGCTGGGCCTGCTGCCATCGAGCTAATGAGCCTGCTGCCACTGAGCCGTAAGCGGGACAAAGATAGCACACGTGAACAAGCGAACGGGTAAGCGAACAGATAAACAGATAGGTAGATAGGCAAGCAGATAGGTAGATAGGTAGACAGATAGGTAAGTAGAAAGGACTAACTAAGATGATGAAGGTATATACAGTAGAAGCAATGGTTGAAGAAGAGTATGGTGGAGTAGAAGTAGTAAAGGTGTTTACTCATCGTGCAGATGCAGAAGGTTATGTAGAGGAACACCAAGAGATGCTTAATGTATGGTTTTCAGATGATTTAGTTCCAATGTATTCAATTCATGAATTAGAAGTTTATTAGTAATAGAGTAGAGTTTATCTCTACTCTTTTGCTTTAGGGGCAAAGATAGTATTTGAGATTGGCCGGCCAATCGATTAGCATATGCTAACTACAATAGTAATTAATATAATAAGATTAAAATAAAAAAAATAAAAGTTTTTTTCATTTAGGGGTTGACAAACTTAAATATATGGTTTATAATCTAATTAGAAAAGGAAAGGAAAGGAAATAAAAAGATGAAGAACACAAAAGCGATTTACTTTGATATGGATGGAACGATTGCTAATCTCTATGGTGTCAATGGTTGGTTAGAGTCACTAATGAACGAAGATGCAACACCGTATGCACAGGCAGAGCCATTGGTCAGACTTTCAGCACTTGCGAGAATTCTTAATAGACTTCAGCGTTGCGGTTGCATAATTGGTATAGTTAGTTGGTTAGCAAAAAATAGTACCAAAGAATACGATAAGAAAGTAACAGAAGCAAAAATTAAGTGGTTAGAAAAACATATGCCTTCAGTCGAATGGAATGAAGTTCACATTGTTAAATATGGTACACCGAAAGAAACGGTTGTAAATAATCCTTCAGGTATTTTATTCGACGATGAAGAACAGAATAGAAATAATTGGACAGGAATTGCCCACGATGAAAAAAATATAATTGAAATACTCAAGGCGGTTGCTTAACCGTCTTGTTTATTAGTTAGCGCGCAATCAACATATAATTGAATGAGTATAAATGAATAAGTAAATATGAGTGAATATAGACAAGTAGAAATAGAACAATAGATACAAGATGTATGTTATATATATAATATAAGATACAAGACCATACATCATGTTGGCCGGCAATACACTTTAGTAAAGTAAAGTATTAAAATAATTATATTCCAAATAAATTAAACTTTTTTCTAAAAAGGGGTTGACAAATTGGTTTCTATAGATTATAATATATTTAGAAAGTGAGAGAGATAATAGTTAAAAACTTTAAATAGATTTGACTGTTTGTTCATTTTATTTCCTCCTTTTAAACCTTTCTTATTAGTATTTCTTCTTTTGATTCTGGAGAGTCTTGCGATTAGTCGCAAGGCTTTTCAGATTATAGATTTTCTATAAATTGTTAAATAATTAACAAATAATCTTTTTATTTTTAATTTTCTCAGAAAACTTTTCGTTAAAGAATTAACAACTTTCCTGCTGCCGGCGCGCATCCTAAAATTCTTAGAAAACTTTTAAGCCGACGCGAGTGTGCCGGCGATTGTTAAAAAATTAACACAATTTTCTTGAAAAACTTTTCAAAAAAGTATTGACAGGTTTTTAAAATTATGATATAATCCTATTAGAAAGTGAAAGAGAGATAGAAAATATTTTCTCGGAGATTTTCAAAAAAATAAAAACTTTTTTAAAAAAATACTTGACAAGTTCCTGAAAATCTGATATACTTATTATAGAAAGAAAAAAGAGAGAACAAAAGTTCCGAAAAAGTTTTTTAAAAAAAATAAAAAAAATACTTGACAACTTATGGAAAATCTGATATAATAAATATAGAAAAAGAAAAGGAAAGAAAAAAATTCCTAAAAAGTTTTTCAAAAAAATCCAAAAAAGGTCTTGACAGATTCAAAAAAATCTGATATAATAAAGACAGATAAAAGAGAGGGAGACAGGAACTCCCGAAAGTACACAAAAACTTTTCAAAAAGGGTTGCGACCAACGCATAGAAAGAGGTCTAATATGACACGTAGAGAATTTTTTGAAGCAGTTATGAATCACGAGGGTATCAGCGAGGAACTTTCCGTTTTCGCCGCAAATGAGATTGAGAAGTTGAATGCACGAAATGCAAAGCGTTCTTCCACTCCTTCCAAGCGTTCACTTGCGAACGAACCCATTAAGGAAGAAATTGTTAAGGTTCTGACGCATGATGCACAGAGTGCAAGCGAGATTGCCGAAAAGGTTGGCATTTCTACACAGAAATCTTCTTCGCTTCTTCGTCAGATTGACGGACTTGCAGTTTCCGAACTGAAAGTTAAGGGTCGTAAGGTTAAGGGTTACGCTCTTGCGTAATCGTAAAGGGGACAGAGAAATCTGTCCCCATTTTTTAAACAGACTTTGTTAAAAATTTAACGAGCGTGCCGGCGCACTCGACCGGGCGAGATTGTTAAAAAATTAACATAAAAATAATTTGACAAATTTTTAAAAATATGATATAATAAATATAGAAAAAGAAAAGAGAAAAGTTGAAAAAAATTTTTAAAAACTACTTGACAACCCGAAAATCTCATGGTATAATAAAGAAAAAAGAAAGAGAGGAAATTCAAATGGCAGTTTCAAGAAAAGTAGAAAGAGAAATTTTAAGGACTGAATATCTCGAGAAGATTATTGACTTTTTCAAAGTCGATGAAGAGGTTTTGAGAGTCAAATCTAATGAGATTGCAATTCCCGTAGTTGGTTGTGAAAGTAATGAAGATTTTATTGTCGTAACCGTAAAAGTGCCAACAGGTGCAAACAAAGGTACAGAACCGTATGATGGTTATTCTGAAGCCGAAAGTTATGAAATGAAGTTGAAAGAGAAAGCAAAAAAGGCAAAGAAAAATGCCGAAAAAAAGGCAAAAAAGATTGCCAAAGATGCGGAAATTCGCAAGAAGAAAAAAGAAATTGCAAAGAAGAGTGCCAACTAAGGCACTCTTTTTTTATAGAAACGAAAAAGTTTCGGCGCCGGCCGACTTTGTTAAATAAATAACTTTTATTTTTTTTGAAAAAGGGGTTGACAAAAGTCAATCCCTTTGCTATACTATAATCAGAAAGAGAAAGGAGATAAAAAAATGAGTGCAAGAGTAATAGTTTTTATTGTTATGTCGATTTTTATTGTTGCGTCAGGAGTATGTAAAATGATTCATAATTATTACGAAAATATTACAATGGACATTCCCGAAATTGTATACAGATTTTTTGGTAGATTTGTTTTGATTGGTATTCTTTATTTAATTTTTATGTAAGGAGAATTAAAAATGAAAAAAGAAATTTTAGTTAATCTTGCATATGTTTCAATCGTTTTTACAGTTGTTGCACAGTGTATAGTTGGCGGTAGTTTTTATATTGGTCAGGGTTGCTTTTTAGTAGCAAATACAGTTAATGTTGTGCGTGATTTTATGTTGAGACGCCCCGCCGCGGATAAAATTAAAAATGTTACTTTTTGGGGTATTACAATCGGAATTATTTTTTTCAATTATTTTTTAAAAAAGTGTTGACAAGTTTCTAAATATGTGTTATACTCTTATTAGAAAGAGAGGTAAGAGAAATGAAAAATATTATCAGAGTTATCGTTCTTGTTATCGTTATGTTGCTTTGTTGCATCGATTGCCA